GCCACGTGGCCGGCCAGTCCAGCTTGGTCGCCTGGGCGCCGGTTTTGGCGGTCCAGTAGTTCACGAACTTCTCGGTCTCGCGCTTGCCGTCGACCTGCGGCACGCGCTCCCGGGCCCAGGCGACCAAGCTGGACTGGCCGGCCACGTGGCGCAACTGGATGCTGGGTGCCGCCGAGAGGTTGCGCAGCCCGGGCTCGGCCCCGTTGGCTTCGACGACGGACGCGCGGGTGGCGGCGGCCCTGGAGGTCGGGGAGCGCCTGCAACGGCAGATGGAGGGCGGCGGTGAACCTCGCTGAGGTGGCCCAGGTGCTCGCCAAGGCGGCGGCGTTCGACCGCCGCACGGTGGGCGAGGCCGACGTGATGGCCTGGTGGGAGGCCATCAACGACCTGGACGTGGCCGATGCCCTCGTGGCGGTCACCCGCTGGTACCGGGACCGACCCGACTGGCTGATGCCCTCGCACCTGCGGGAGGCGGTGCGGCTGGTCGAGGCCGACCGGGCGAAGGCCGAGCGGCTGGCCCAGGCCGAGGCCATGGCGGAGTCGGCCATCCTGCCCGCCCAGCGCCCCGCTGGCGGCCCGTTCGCCGAACTCCCGCCGGATGTGCAGGCCGACCTCTCCGAGGCTTCTAGGGGGCTTCTCCGGGCGGTCCTCGACGAGCGGTTCTCCGAGCCGCCACGTCCGGCGCCCTCCGTCCTCGATGTGTATGCTCGGCCGAGACAGGAGGGGGAGCGATGAGCAGGGCAACTGGACTCACGTACGAGCAGCGCACCGGCCGCATGGAGGCCGCGATCGTGGCCGGCAAGGGGTTCACACCGCGCCAGTGGCGCCGCCACGAGAAGAAGCTCGCCAAGATCATGCACATGGACCGCCCCGGGTGGCGACCGGCGCGACCCGAGGAGACCCCGGGGCAGATGGGGCCTGAACTGGTCGTGCCGGTGGAGGCCGACACCGTGTACCGGGTCGAGACCCGCTTCGGTGGCCGGCAGGGAGGGCGGAGCCGGTGAGCACCGATGTGGTGCTGCGCCGCTCTGACGTGCCGGGCGACTTCCAGGCCCAGGTCGAGATGGCCAAGTACCTGGCCGGGTCCAGCCTGCTGCCGGCCCACCTGCGCGGCCAGCCGGCCAACGTGTTCGTGGTGCTCCAGGGGGCGCGCGCGCTCGACGTGAGCGCGTTCTGGGCCCTCCAGTCGATGCACGTCATCGACGGCAAGCTGAGCATGGCGGCCGAACTGATGCGGGCCCTGGTGAACCGGGCCGGCCACCGTGTGCGGGTGGTCGAGCGGACCAGCCAGCGGGCTGTGGTGGAGATCCAGCGCTCCGACCGGGACGAGCCCTACCGGGCCGAGTTCACCTGGGAGGATGCCAAGGCGGCCAAGCTGACCGGCAAGACCAACTGGCAGGGCTACCCCAAGTCGATGATGGTGGCCCGGGCGACCGCTATCGCGGTTCGGGACGAGTGCCCGGATGTGCTGTTCGGAATGGTCTACACCCCGGACGAGTTGGGCGCGATCACCAACGAGGACGGAGAGCCCCTCACCGACGCCGAGGGCAAGCCGATGGTGGACGCCGTGGAGGTCGTGCCGTTCAACGACGACGAGGCCCTGGAGGTCGCCGCCGCACTGGCCAACGCCGACCTGGCCGAGGTGGTCGCCACCTGGCAGCGCACCCTCGACCGAGGCTCGGCGCTGGTGCGCGTGCCCGAAAGCGATCAGTCACTGGCCGACTACTTGTACGCCCGCCTGGCCATCGAGGCCCAGGTGGCCGGCACCAAGGCCGAGGCGCGCGTGTTGTGGGACGTGGCCAACCTGTGCAAGGTCGACAACACCGTCACCGTCACCATCGGAGGCGAGGAGTGGGCGTTACGCGCCTACCTGGTGCAGGCCGGCAAGGCCCTGCCCGAGGTGGCCGAGCCGGAACCGGAGCAGCCGCCCGAGACCGATCACGCGCGCAAGCTCCGGGAGGACGCCGAGGCGTCGTGGGCGACCCAGGAGGCGGCCAACCGGGAGAAGGCGTTCGACGATCTGGCCGCCCACCGCAAGGAGGCGGCCGAACGGCTCGGGCGCAACCTGCCCGAGCCCGTTGTGGAGGGGGAAGTCGTTGAGTGAGCCGAGCCTGCGCACCCTCACTGAAGAGGCTGCCATCTGGTCCGCCGTGAAGGACGCGGTGCTGAAGCGCTACGCACACGCGCGCAGGGCCGTCGAGGAGGCGATGCGCGACGTGGGGGCCGAGAAGATGCGCGCCCGGGACGCGGGCGGGGAGGAGATCGGCACGCTCACGATCGGCGAAGGCCGCTACGTGGCCGAGATCGAGGACCTCGATGCCCTGGTGAAGTGGGTGGTCCGCAACCGACCGGACGAGGTGCACCAGGTGGTTACGGACACCATCCGCCCGGCCTACCTGGCCTGGATCATCACGCAGGCCGAGTCGAACGCGGCCGACCCAGAGGGCCCTGGCCCGGTGGCGGTCGACCGGGAGACGGGTGCGGTCATCCCGGGCGTGAAGGCCACGTGGCGAGACGGCAGTCTGCGGGTGCTCGCGACCGGGGGCGCCAAGCAACGGGTGGCGGCCATCGTCGAGCGCACCCGTCTCGCCATCAGCCCCGCCCCGGAGGACGCTGGTGTATGGTCGGACGAGACAACCGACCCCGAGGAGGGACCGTGACCAGTACCGACCTGGCCCAGAACGGCAACGTGCGCCTCATGCCCCAGCACCCGCTCGGCCGTGGCGTGGGCGTGTCCTACGAGGAGGCCGCCGACTTCGGCGCGCTCGCCGCTGCCGCAGGCCTGGAGCGGGCCGAGATCACCGGCATCTCGCACGCCATCCAGGAGGCCGCGTTCGAGGTGTGCCAGCGGGTCACGCCCGAGATCCTCAAGCGGGTCAACGCGGCGGCGGCCCGTCGCCTGGACCGGCTGGCCCAGGCCGTTCGGGTCCTGGCCTCGCCGCAGACCGGCGCGGTGAGCACGCTGTTCAGCGGCTACGCGCGCGACGCGCTGGTGTCGCGCCAGGAGGTTCTGCTGCTCATCGAGCAGGCCAAGGCGGCCAGTTCGGTCTGATGGAGTGGTACGCGGCCAAGGCCCTGGCCCTCGTGCGGGCACACCAACTGTGCGAGGGCTGCGGGACCGCGTTCGCTGACGACGTGCACCACAGGCAGCCCCGTGGAATGGGTGGAGTCCACGGGGCTGCCGCACGTGAGGCCCACCGGGGTTACAACCTGCTGGCCCTGTGCCGCCGCTGCCACGACCTCACCGAGGCGGAGCCCGCGCTATGTCGAGCCCAGGGCTGGCTCGTGCCCCACCCCATCCAGGTGGCGCTCATCCCGGCGCTCATCGTGCCCATCTACGGGCGGGCCTGGTACTACCTCGATGCCGAGTTCGGCTACCGCCCCTGCAACCAGCACCGGGCGAACGGGATCCTGCGCGGCTACGGCCTGGTAGCGCCCTGATTCCCTTGCGGCAGTGGGGAACCCAACCGGCGGTTCTGTATGTCGAGGGTTGACAACGGCATGGTGAACCTCAATCCTTTGTCTGGACACGACAGACAGGAGAGGGGGGCAACCGTGCTGGCAGAGTCGGCTGGCATCGCGGCGGCCATGGGGGAGCACTGGGCCGAGGTGGGCGTTACGGGATCCGCCGTCTGGCTCGCATACGTAACGCAGTTCCCGTACCACGTTCGGCGGCGCCACGTCGCCAAGGTCAGGCGGGTCTGGGTGGTCATCGTCGACCGCACCGGGCACCGCGTCCGGTGGCTCTGCTGGCAGGTCACCTACTTCATGCCCGGGCGCGAGCGGCGCCCGTGGTTCTACCGCGACGACGACTCCGAGGAGGAGTGAGCATGTGCATCATGGAGGTTCGGCCCGAGCAGCACCACGCGACCATCGCGCAGGCCATGGCCCACAACACGTCCACCATCGACCGCGACCTGGAGATGTTCGTGGAGGTGCTGCGGGCGCGCTCGCACCACGACCCCGAGGTCATCGCCGCCCTGGACAGCGTCCTGTCGGCCCAGAGCCAGGTGCATAGGGCCTACGCCCAGTTGCTCACCGTCTTCGGCGAGATGGTCGCGGCGGGCGTCGCCACCACCGAGGGCCACGTTCACGAGCACGACCACGGCAACGAGCGCTCGTTTGTCGAGGCGGTCCAGGCCGCGACCCGCCGGGCCCGGCGGTTCGAGACCCGCTGACCCACGAGCCAGTAGCTGCGCCCGTGCGGCTGGTCGACAAGCTGCGCTATCGGTGGGCCACACCGTGGTGCGGGTTCCTGTTGATCGACTGAAGCGGAAGGGAATTGATCCCCCGGACGCACGCGGGACAGCCTGACCGGACGGGTACCCGTCCGGTCAGGCCTCGGGGGCCCCCTAGTCGTACGGCCAAGATTTCTGTATGGCGCGGGTTGACAGGGCCCGGATCCTCCCCGTATGGTTTAGGCATACACAACGGGCCGCCGGGGCCCGGGAAGACCGAAGGGAAGAGATCATGGCTCACAACCTGGAGATCCGCGCAGACGGCACCGCCTCGTTCGTTGGCGCTCGCGAGTCCGCATGGCACCGCCTGGGCAAGATCTACGAGGACCGCGATGGCCTGACCATCGCCGAGGTCCTGAAGGACCTGGACTGCGGCACGATCATGACCGGCCCGGTTCACGGCACCCTCATCACCGAAGATGGCGTGGCCCAGGTTCCCGACTCCACCCGCAAGATGACGATGCGTGTGCGCACCGGCGGCGAGATCACTCCGCTCGGCGTGGTCAAGCAGCGCTACCAGGTCGTGCAGGAGTCCGAAGCGTTCGGCTTCATCGACGCGGTCGTGGACGCGGGCGAGGGCATCGTCTCCTCGGCCGGCCTGCTCGACGGCGGGCGCCGCGCGTTCTGCTGCCTCAAGCTCCCCAGCAACATCCTCATCGGCGGCGTGGACGCGGTCGACATGTACGTCTTCATCGCCACCAGCCACGACGGCACCCTGGCCACGACCGCCGCCGCGACCCCCATCCGGGTGGTCTGCCAGAACACCCTCACCTACGGCCTCCAGCAGGCCACCCACGTCTGGAAGGTTCGGCACAGCACCAACGCTCTGGGCCGCATCTCCGAGGCGCGGCGCGCGCTGGACCTGACCTTCAAGTACGAGGAGGCCTGGAAGGTCGAGGCCGAGAAGCTCATCGCCATCAAGATCACCAAGCGGCACTTCGAGCGGATGGCCGGCAAGCTGTTCCCGGCCCCCAAGGCCGACGCTGCCAAGCTGAGCAAGCTGGCGCACGAGAAGACCATGGACACCCTGATGGGCCTGTGGACCGCCGACACTCAGGTGGACATCAAGAACACGGCGTGGGGCGCGTTCAACGCTTTCGTCGAGTTCGAGGACTGGTTCACCGGCACCCGGGGCCAGGACGACGCCCTGGCGCAGCAGTTCTACACCTCGCTGACCTCGGGCCACGGCACGGTCCGCACCAAGGCCGACTTCAAGGACAAGGCCCTGGCCGTGGTCAACGCGGCCACCAAGTAAGGACCCCCGAGGGGGCCCCGGCTGGGGCCCCCTCACTGCATGTGAGGAGGAGTGTGTTGGAACCGGTTCTGGAGCCGTTCATCGGCGACATCCGGGTGCAGGCCTACACGTTCCCGTCGCTGGCGGGGCGGCTGCCGAGGCTGGAGCTTCGCTGCGGCGTGCACCCCGACTGGTCCTCCTCCCTGGGGGAGGTGGTGACGCTGCCCGAGTTGCTGGCGGTCGTCGAGACGCACCTGGAGGAACGGCATGGCTAGCCACCGGCGCCGTTCGGTGCCCAGCGCCCCGCCTCTGCCGTACACGGGCCCTGGCCCGGCCGAGCGGAACCTGCTGGCGCGGCTGCACAGCAACGCCACGTACAAGGCCTCGGCGATGGGCTACCGCCTGCTCGACATGCGGGCCTACGAGATGCTCGACCCCTCTCGGGGGGTGGCCTGGTTCCGGCTGACCTTCGGCAACGTCGTGGTCTGGGCGGACGGGCTGGAGGAGGGGTCGCACTGGTCCGCGACGCTGGAGGCGGGCGCACAGGAGTACGCCCAGACAAAGGACCGGATCGGGCGCGTGGGGCGCCAGCCCGATGTAGTGTGAGGGCAGACAACATGTCACTGGAAGGACTGACGATCATGACAGACCGTGGCACGGCAAGCATCGAAGAACTCTTGCGCGCGCTGGAAGACGCGCACTTCACCGTGACCTCGGTGGGCGCAAGGTACCGGGTCACCCACCCTGACGGTGGGCGTCCCACCTTCGTACCCAAGCGGCTGCCCAAGGGCGCCAGCCTCAAGCTGGTCATGGGGTCGCTCATGGACATCGGGTTCGACACGGACTCGGTGGAGCGGGCCCGGGAGGCGCGGCGTAAGGCGCGCGTCGAGCAGGCCCGCAAGGAGGGCGAACGGCTCAACAACATCGCAGCAGCGGCGGCGGCCCAGCGCACGGCCGAGGCGGCCATCGCGACCGAGGCGGCGCGCGACGAGCGCCTGTACCAGGGCCAGCACAAGCTTCCCGACCTGCTCATCGAGACCCGGCTGCCCCGCACCGACTTCGTGGAGGTCGACGCCAAGTTCGCCGAGGAGTTGCTGCGGGCGAACCGGTTCTACGAGCCCGGGGCGACCCATGCGGGCAAGACCAACCGCAAGTTCCGGCCCGAGTTGGCCCGCAGGTACCGCGACCAGATGCTGCGCGGCGAGTGGGACCAGTTCACTCACCAGGCCATCGGCCTGGACGTGGAGGGCGACCTCGTGGACGGCCAGCACCGGCTGGCCGCCATCGTCCTGGCCGGGGAGGTCAAGCCGGACATCCGCATCCCCATGCCGATCACCTACGACCTCCCGGTGGGCTCGTTCGACCGCATCGACCTCGGGCTGAAGCGCTCCCTGGGCGATGTGCTGGCCATGCACGGCTTCACCGACGTCAACCACATCGGCGCCGTGCTGCGGTGGGTGGCGCTCTACGACACGCTCATCGGCGACCCGCCCGTGCCGTATGACCTCAGCACCTGGAAGCACTTCGGGCTCTCCGGTGAGCAGGCGTTGCACATGCTTCGTGATGAGCCCACCGTCCCGGAGAACTCACGCGCGGGTGTGCGGTTCCGCAAGATCATGCTGCCTTCGGCGGCGGGCACTGCCATCCATCTGCTCAAGCGCTACTGGCGGGCCGACCTGGTGGACGGGTTCGTGGACCGGCTGTACTCGGGCTACGACCTCGCGCCCCGCTCGGCCCTCGGGGCCCTGCGGGACGCCTACGTGACCCAGGCCTCCAACCGGAAGTACAAGCGGACCACGGTGGAGCAGTTGGCCCTGTGGATCAAGGGGTGGAACCTGCACCTCACCGGCAAGGAACGGAGCTTGCTGACGTGGCGGTCGCACGAAGAGTTCCCGCTGATCGACCTGCCCAAGAAGCGCGAGCACGAGCCCCGCTAGGGGTCTGGTTCGTCTACCCCGTTCGGGTCGAGGTCGCACCCCGGCCCGAACGGGACGGGCGGGTGCGCCTGGACGTGTGGTGCTTCCACCGGCGGAAGTGGACGCTGCACGTCGAGGCGGGCCTGGTGGACTACTGGGTCGCCGACGCCCGCAGCAACCCGTGCCGGATGGCCTCCTGCCCCTTGTGGAAGCGGTCTTGATCTGTATAGTCAACCGAGACAGGCGGCTCCCGGGGAGACCCTGGGGAGGGCACGAGGGGCCGCCTGTCTCCGCAGGATCGCGTGGGCGTCCGGAAGATCCCCCGAGGCCCGGACGCTCACCGCGCGAAGGAGGACTGATGGCTTGGTGGACGCGGGCCCTGGCCCTGCGCGGGCAGGACACGACCCCAACGACGCGGCGCGAGCCCTCGCCGGATGGCGTGCCTGACGAGTGGGCCGAGGTGGAGCGCCTGCACAACGTCATCAAGGCCGCCCTGGAGACCGTGGACGAGATGACCGGCCAGGCCAAGATGCTCCCCGGCCTGACCGATGACCTGCTGGACCTGCGCAAGATCCTGATGGAGGGGGAAGCCCATGCGGTACGTCGCCCTGGCCGCTGAGGCCTTGACCGCCGTACGCCTGTCCGGCCTGCTGGCCGGGCTGGGCCTGATGGGCCTTATGTACCTCGGCGCCCTCGACCGGCTCTACGGCCCCGGGCGCCACGCCGCTGGGCCTGGCCGCCCGAGTTGCACCGACCCGCGTGCGTGGGTGCGCCGTGTGAGTGACGAGCCCACTATCAGCCTCACCAAGCCGGCCCCGGGCGCCAAGGTCTACGACCAGTTGGCCCGCACCTCCCGGTTCGCCTCGGCGGTTCGCTCGATGCGCCGCCGCGAGAAGCACTTCACCGAGATTGCCACCAGCCCGGCCCCGTGGCTGGTGCCCAACGACGATTGGACCTGATCCCCAATGACCGTGCGTGCCCTGTTCATCACCGACGCCTCGGGCTCGATGCACCGCCTGGCCTCCGACGTGCGTGGCGGCTACAACTCCTACCTGGACAAGGTCACCGGCGAGAGCCCTGAGGTCCGGGTCACCTCCACCGTGTTCAACACCGAGGTCCGCATCCTCGACGAGGACGTGGCCGTGGGCGCCGCGACCCGGTTCGACGACCACACCTACGACCCGCACGGCGCGACCGCCCTGCTCGACGCCATCGGCAACACGGTGAAGCGGCTGCGCCGCGACGTGGCGTTCATGCCCGGCGACCAGACGCTGCTGTTCATCCAGACGGACGGGCACGAGAACGCCTCCGTTGAGTGGGACCGCGCGGGCGTGGCCAAGCTGCTGGCCGAGGTCGAGGCGGAGGGCTGGAGCGTCATCTACAGCGGGGTGGGCCCGGACGGCTGGGCCGAGAAGGCGAGCCTGGGCCGCCAGTTCGGCACCTATTCGCCTGCCTCGGCGCAGGGGGTGGCCAGCACATACCAAGGGTACGAGGTTGTGACCCGCTCGGCGGCGGGCGGCCAGACACTCAACAGCGGCGTGGCCAACAAGATGTCCCAGGAGGTCATCGACGCGACGCCCGGGGCGAGTGAGCCCGATGTCCAGCCCTGACCGGGTCGAGCACTTCCGGCGGCGCCGCTACGCCTACTGCCCGCACGAGGGCGTGGCGCGGTTCACGGTCGTCGACTACTGGCTGGCCTACCCGCCGCTGTACTGGTGCACCGGGTGCGGCTGGTCCTGGGAGCCCGGCGACAAGCCAGTGCCGCCCGAGCCCGGCCAGGGGGCCGTCGCGGCCCGGCGGGCCCACTCCCTCCTCCCGCCGCTGGACGCGGCGGCGTGGCGCAAGTTCATTCGGCAGATCAGTGAGGACTCAGAGCAGGAGGCAGCAGCGTGACCGACCAGCAGGCCAGCGACCGGGTGACCCACGACCTCAGCGTGGAGTACGTCGACATCGACACGGTGGCCGAGCACCCGGACAACCCCCGGCGCGGCAACACGCAGGTGATCGTTGAGTCGCTGCGCCGCACCGGTCAGTACCGGCCCCTGATCGTTTCGGCTGCGACGGGCTACGTGGTGGCCGGCAACCACACGCTGCGCGCGGCGCGGCTGCTCAACTGGGACCGGATCGCGGTCACCTGGCTGCACGGCCTGTCCGAGGAGGCAGAGCACCGCATCCTGGCCGTGGACAACCGGGCTGCCGACCTCGGCGACTACGACACCGAGGCACTGATCGCCCTGCTGGACAACCTCGGCGAACTGGAGGGCACCGGCTACTCGGTGGACGACCTGGAGACCTTGCAGGCCCTGGCGGGCCGCGAGGTCACGTTCGCGGCGGGCGACACCGACGCGCACTACTCGGGCACCGACGCCGAGCGGGCCGAGCGGGCCGAACAGATCGGCAACTACCAGCCGCTCAAGGCGCAGGGTCTGGCCGAGGTCATCCTGGTGCTCACCGAGGCCAAGAAGACGCAGATGATCGACTGGCTCCAGGTGCTCCGCGCCAAGTGGGGCGACCAGATGACCAACGGGGAGTTGGTCTACGCGGCCGTGGCTCGCGCGGTGGACGCCGAACAGTGACCTCGTACGAGATCGGAGAGCGGGCGGGGCGCATCGCCAAGCTGTGGACCCCGGGCGTGATCGACGACTACGCCCGGTTCCACTGGCTCGCCCTGGAGACTGGCGACGTGGACCCGGTCTACCCGGTGCTGCGCAAGCTGGAGATGGGCGTCAGCGACCTGGTGTGGCTGTCCTTCCTGCACGTCGCCTACTACGACCTCGGCTCGGCCCTGCGCGCCTTCGCCCGGCTGTCGTGGCGCCCCACCGAGGAGGTCCCCAACGCGGTGCTGCACTACCCGTGCGGCACCGAGCGGCGGGCGCACCGCGACCCGAGCCAGTTGCTGCGCCACCTGGAATCCCTGCGGGCGCTGGCCGATCACTTCCAGGGCTTGCACCGTTTTGTGACAAGCGCCACCAGCTACGGGGACCTGTTCGGCAGGGTCATCTCCATCTGGGGTAACGGCCGGTGGGCCGCCTACAAGACCTGTGAGTTGCTGGCCTACGCGTTGGACCGGCCCGAGTGGGAGCCCACCGACATGGGGCACGCCCACTCCACCGGCCCCCGCAAGGGGCTCGCGCTGATCTACGGCGGGCGCCTGCCCGAGGGCAACGGGCCCGCCGCCATTCACACCCTCAACACCTTGTCGGGCTGGCTCGTCAACGAGTTGGGCCGCCGCGACCTGGTTGCCAGTCAGGCGACCGCCGAGACCACCCTGTGCGACTTCCACTCCCTGGCTGGGGGCCGCTACTACGTGGGGCACGACATCGACCAGATGGGCATGCAGATCCGGCGCGGGCTGGAGACGGAGCGCCTGCACTACGAGGAGGGCCAGTCCGCCGCCCTGCGGTTCCTGCTCGACGCCAACCAGCGTGCGAGCGCGACGTTCGCCCATTGGGGCAACGACATCGACAAGGGCCGCCGACAGGTCTACAAGTTGACGGGAGAGATCCTTGATCCACGTTGAGGGGATGGGCTGGTTCGGCGCGGTGACCGCGCTCGCGCTGGAGCGGGCCGGCATCGAGTTCACCTGGTCCGACATCGACTCGCCCACCCAGGCCTGGAAGGCCTCCACCGGCATCGTCTACCCGGCCGGAGACGACCGCACCGAGCGGGAGCGCCTGTCCTGGACCCGGTGGTGGCTGAGTGACGACTGGCTGCCCGACCACACGGTGCGGCCCGTCACCTACGGCTTCACCCACAAGGCGCCACCGCATGGCGGCAAGTACGAGTGGGCCCGCTGGTCCTACGTGCCCGAGGTGAAGATCGCCGCCAAGCACGCCTTCGCGGTCGATGTGCAGGCCATCGTGGTCGAGGCCCGTTCCCGCTTCGCCGAGCGGCGCTGCGAGTACGTGGACCCGGCGCGGTCGAAGATTGTCGCTCACGGCGCGCGCCGAGCGGTCGGCTGGGTGTGGGGCTGGAGCCGCAAGGTCAACCTGCGCTGGCCCGGTGGGGTTGAGGCGGACGGCATGAGCCTGTACGGCAAGGTCCACCGGTTCGGCCTCTGCTACGCCTACCCGGTGGGGGCCCAGCCGGGCTGGTGGTGGGCCGGCTCGGCCCTGGTCAACGAGAGGCGCCCCCGGGAGCGCGACGGGCGCGAGTTGGCCGACTACTACGAGCGCTGGCGCTCCGACTTCGCCCGGCTCTACCCCGGAGTGGACGTGGTGGAGTCCGGTCATGAGCCCATCCGGCAGGGCTGGCGGCCCAAGCCAAGCGAGAGCGATCCGGCGCTGCTGGGACTCACCGACACGCGGTGCGTCTTCCCGGCCCTGTGGCACTCGGGCGTGCGCTGGGCGCCCTCGTTGGTGGAGGGAGCGGTGCAGTGGGCAACTCGCGTGACCTCTTCTACGTCATCGGCCCTCCAGGCGTAGGCAAGTCCTCCCTGATGGCCGCCCTCACGGTGCGCTGCCACCGCTGGCCGAACGCCAAGCCGTTCCGCTACGACCTGCTCCGGGGCCCCTCGGGCTACGAGTTCGTCGAGTTGGGCGGTCAGCGCATCGGCGGGTTCCCCGGCACGGACGGCATGTCGATGTCGGTCCAGCCCCGGGTGGAGGAGTGGCTGCACCAGACCCGGGTGCCGCTCGTCCTCGGTGAGGGTGACCGCCTGGGCAACACCAAGTTCTTTGAGGCGGCGGTGCACGCAGGGTGGCGCCTGAACGTTGTCGCCCTGATGGCCGACCGTAAAGAGTTGGATCGGCGCTGCCGGGAGCGCGGCTCGGAACAGTCCGAGACGTGGCGCAAGGGCCGGTTCACGAAGGTGGCCAACGTGACCAACTGGCTGACCACGGCCCATCCCGGCAGCGTCCGGCTGGTCACGGCCGACCGAACCCCGGGCACGCTGGTCGCGGCCCTGCGACCGAGCTACCCGGACATCTTCGCCCTGCTGGAGGACTGATGGAGCACTGGGGATTCTGGGCCCGGGCCATGGTGATCGTGCTCGTCGCCTGGGCGACCTGCGTGGCGCTGCTGATGGCCATGGTCCGCGTGGCGATGCTCGGCGCGGCGCTGACCTCGCTGGCCGCCCGGTCGGTGCGCGTCTGATGGAACGCCTGCTGCTCGGCCTCGTCAACGCGCTCATCGTCGTCATGCTGCTGGCCGTCATCCTCATGCTGGGCCTGGCCGTCCACTTCGCCTACACCGAGAGTTGGGGATGCTCGTGACCACCGTGTTCGTCATGATCGGCAACAGCGACGACAAGCTCTCCCAGGACGACTGGCACCAGTTCTGGGGCGAGACCTCGCAGGTGCTGCTGCCGGTGATCAAGGCCACGTACGGCGTCTGGTTCTCCGACCCGGTGGCGCGCTACCAGAATGCCTGCTGGGCGTTCGAGCCCTGGCCGCAGCACGAGTCCGAGGCCAAGGTCCGCCTGGCCCGTCTCGCCAGCAAGTGGGGCCAGGACTCGGTGGCCTGGGCGGAGGCCGAGGACACTGTGTTCCTCGGGCCCGCGTGGCTGTCCCACCTCGACCCCGAGGAGGCCGAGGCCCTCGACGACGGGCACGCCTGGGCGGGCCTGGGGACCGAGGAGGGCAAGTGAGCCCACTTCAGGACTTCGACGAGACCACCCCGAGGCCCGTGATCATCGTCTGCGAGACCGGCTCGGAGATGGACGGCATCCAGCGGGCGATCCTGCTGCTCATGAAGTACCCGGGCGTGCTCGCCGAGTCCGCCGCCGGCTGGATGTTGGTGCCCCGCCAGGCGGCCACCCACATCTCCGTTTCACGTGAAACCAAGGAGGAGAAGTGAGGCTGTTCCATCTGGAGCGCACCGAGGACGTGACGGGCGTGTCGGGCACGGGCGTGGTCGCCCAGGGCGTCGAGTTCGACGACCTCACGGTGGTCATCCGCTGGGGAAGCGCCACCCCCTCCACGGTGGTCTGGGACCACATCGGCGACGCGATGGTGGTCCACGGCCACAACGGCCTGACCAAGCTGGTCTGGGACGACCGGGGCGACTGGTCGTGACCAGCGAGTTCCTCGCCCGGTTCGGCGACGCCCTGGCCGAGCAGGCCGCCAAGCCGCCCAGCGACCCCGTGGCGGCGCTCTCCTACGTCGCCTTCGCGGCCCTGGCCGTCGCGCTGGGCTGCCCGCCCGAACGGGTCGGAGACCTCCACCGGGACATGCACGCCCTGGCCCTGCCGGCTGGACCGCAGGCGGCGGTGGACCAGTTCCGCACCCACATCGACCTGTTGAGGGAGGACGGGCTGTGACCGAGCCCGAGGAGGAGTGGGTCCAGTTCGCCAAGGGGACCGTACTGTGCCCCTGGTGCAACGCCGAGGTGCCCGTGCCGGTGCTCGGGCGCATGTTCAACGACGACGAGGGCCGGCTGGCGATGGCCACCAAGCCCGACCTGACCGAGGTGTGGGCGCACGCCTGGACCCACGAGGAGGACACCGATGCCTAGCCCAACCGAACGGCTCACCGCCAACCTGACCGACGCCCTCGGGGCAGACGGGGCCCGGAAGGCGGCCCTCGTCATGGCGGACCTGTTGCTGGAGTTCGCCCAGCACGCCCTGGACCGGGGCAAGGCCTTCGCCCCATTCACCCAGGAGGCGGCCACCTTCGCCACGCTGTCCGGTTCGTACGTGGGCATGGCCGAGACCATTCACCGAATTGGGTGCGACGCCACCGACTGTGACTTCCTGGTCAACCTGGGGGACCTCCTCGCCCTGGCCCGCATGTGATGCAGACCCCGTTTCGGGAGACCGACGCCCTCCTGGCCGCCCTCGACAACGACGACGAGGCCCTGCTGGGCCACCTGGCGAGGATGCACGACGGCGAGGTGAGCAACCTTCGTCGGGCCGCCCTCAACATGGCCTTCGCCGCGCGGGAGGAGTTGGACCGCCGCTGGCAGCAGGCCATGCAGGTCAAGCGCGCCATGCAGGTTAAGGCGCTGGACGACGTGGCCGATGACTGACCCACTGCTGGCGGCCCTCGACCGGTGCGAGCACGGGCGCCACCGGGCCGACCGCTGCTTCGACTGCCCGGACCAGTGGAGCACGGGCAACCTGTTCCTGCCGCCCGGCACCCGGATCGGCACCAACCTGTACGGCGACCCGATCGTGGCGCCCGAGCAGGACAATCACGAGCGCGGCCAGCCAGCGAACTGGGTCGAGGGTGGGGCATTCAAGTGACCGACTGGGAAGCGCTGACCGCGCTCCAGATCATTGACCGGCTGCGCGACACGATCGTGGCCATGGGCCAGTACGTGGCCGGCCTGGAGTCCGAGGCACTGGAGACCGAACGCTCGGTGGCGTTCTGGACCGAGGAGGCCCGGCGCTACGCGGGCAACGCCGACTACTGGCGGGCGCGGACCACCGAGGCGGAGCGGGTCATACAGGCCGCGCGCGCCATGCCGGGGCACGAGCCGACCGAGGGGGAGCCCATGTGGTGCTGCCGCCTCCAGGACGCCCTGGCGACCTACGATCAGTGGCGGAAGGGGGGTAGCGATGATCGAGTTGCGAGTGCGGAGCCGACTTCGCCAGGAGGACCTGCTGCCCAAGACCGGCAAGGTGCTGGGCCCGGCTGACTACGACGTGCTGCTCACCGGCCCCGCCAAGGTGCTCAAGCCGGACGGCAAGCCACTGTGCGTCTACCTTCCCGGCGCCCTCCGCGAATGGTCGCAGAGTGACACCATCTACGCCATTTTGCACGGGCTACGCACACACACCACCAACAACCGGGGCATGAGCGGCGGCGCAGGCGTCGACACCTCCCCCAGCGGCAAGCGCTACGCCCAGACCACCGCGTCCACCATCATCGGCGCCTTCGACCCGAACAGTTACCGCCGCTACTGCCGCCTCACCGCCTGGACCGGGCGCAACCTGCCGCAGTGGGAGGCGCTCCAGCCGTTCCTCGCCGCCATCGCCGAGCGGATGGCCGAGCACGTTCCCGACCGGCACGGGGCCCAGATGGCCGAGGTCATGCGCACCCAGCCCGAGTGGGTCGTGCCGGGCACCCCGTTCACCACGGTCACGGTCAACAACACCTACCCGACCGGGATGCACACCGACAAGGGCGACCTCGATGCCGGGTTCTCCACCCTCGCCACACTGCGCCGAGGCGGCGCGTATACGGGCGGCAACCTGATGTTCCCCGAGTACCGGTGCGCCGTGGACATGCGCGACGGAGACCTGCTGCTCATGGACGCCCACGAGTGGCACGCCAACGCCGACATCGTCTGTGCCTGCGGAAACTCCATCCGGGCGATCTGTCCGACGTGCGGGGCGGAGCGCATCTCGGTGGTGAGTTACTTCCGCACCGACATGGTCAACTGCAAGGACGCGGCCACCGAGGAACGGCGGGCCGCCGAGTGGTGGGCGAAGCGGTGAAGTGGCGGGGCTATGTCACTCGGGGTGGGCTGACCATCGGGTTCGCGTTCCGGGGTTGGCCACGGAAGCGGAGGCGGAGGCGGCGG